AGGCTACACGCATCATGGAAGATGGCAACCAAATCAGCCAAACCTACCATCGTTCAAGCCTGACACCCGCACAAGACCTAACAGGCGTTCCCGCTAATGTCGTTGCAATCTGCAATGCGGCTTGGACTGCTGAAGTTATTGCGGCTTATCAAGCGGCTCAGGTTGCGGCTGAAGCTGCTCGAAATGCCTAATCATGGAAGACCAAGTCACCCATAAACAAATCTACGAAAGACTGCTTGCAGTTGAAACCAAGGTAGATAACATAGACCAGAACACAAAGGGTCTTGTAGAGGCTATAAATGCCCTTGATGGGGCTTTTAAGGTGCTTGGATGGGTGGCTTCTGCTGCTAAACCTATTCTATGGATAGGTGGGTTAATCATAGCTGCTGGTGCTGTTTGGCAGACTTGGCTTAAAAAATGATGGATTGGCTAGAAGCTATTGTGGCTCTAGCCTTTCTTTTTTGTTTTGTCATGTTCTGTAGCCATGTCATTCTTTGGGCGATGCCGTGAAATGGTTAGCTGCACTTGTTTTAGTTCTAGCACTCCACTCAACAGGAAAAGACTTATGTAGTGTGCGTGAGTTTTACTCAATTGCTTGGGGTGTGCATGACCCTACTGAGAGACATAAACAGATGGCAGAGTGGCTTACAAAACATCAGACATTGTGCAAAAGTACCGACTTTATGGTTATCTGGAATAACTTGAGTGAGTGGGGTGGAACTTCTGATTCGCACAATTTGAGAGCATTGGTAATTAGCGGATACAAAGAGGCACTTCAGAGGGAGAAGAAATGATTATCCCAAGCAAGTGGTATCCAATGGTTCAAGCAAGGCACGACATTCAAACTGTCGCTTTTGATAAGGCAGTTGAGAAAGTCCAAGCAGAATACAAAGAAGCACTTAAAGCACATAAGACTGAACTGGCAATAGCAGAACTAGAACTAGAACTGTATAACAAGAAGGCTAGAGTTAACCAGTTAGAGATGGAAATGTTTACTAATCACAAACTAGATTTGTATGTTTAGGAGTTGATATGGAAGATTTAAGAGGCAGACTGACTTTCTATGTAACCTTTATGGTTAGCGCAACATTGTGTATTTGTATTCTAGGAATGGTTGGTGCTTTCATCCTTGGTCTATGGGCAAAAGAGGTTGATAACTCCGAGATTTTCGCTCTGTTAAGCCCTGCATTTCAAACAATTATTGGTGGTTTTATTGGCCTCTTAGCGGGTGTAAAACTTTCTCACGATGACGATAAAAAGGAATGTAAACGTGGCTAATTTTCTACCTGCTTTTGAGCAAATGATGAAGGATGAAGGCGGTTACGTTCTTCACGATGTTGAGGGTGATACTGGCGGGATGACCTACGCAGGTATCGCTAGAAACAAGAACCCTCAATGGGATGGTTGGGCATTGATTGACAGGAAAGACTTTGGCGGTGCTACACCACTAGTCCGTGAGTTCTACAAGCGTGAGTTCTGGGACAAGATGCGAGGGGATGAGATAGCCTCACAGGAGGTTGCCAGTAGCATTTTTAACTTTGGGGTTAACGCTGGTATGTCTATGGCTGTAAAGATTGCTCAAATCGTTGTTAATGCCACTCCTGATGGCGGTATCGGTGCTAAGACCATAGAGTTGTTAAACCAACAGAATGGTGGAGACTTTCGTAAGTCTTACGCTTTAGCCAAGATTGCTAGGTACGCTGAGATTTGCAATAAGAACAGAACACAGTCTAAGTTCTTGTTAGGTTGGGTTAATCGTACATTGTCAGGACTGAAATGAACTTACTTAATATTTCCTCAATCATTGACTCGGTAGGTAAGGTAGCAGGGGACTTAATCACAACTGACAAAGAGAAAATGCAGTTGGAGATTGAAAACAGGAAGCTAGACCAAGCCATTGACATAGCGCAAATTCAAGTTAACAAGGAAGAAGCTAAGAGTTCTAGCTTGTTTGTGTCTGGGTGGAGACCTGCGGTGGGGTGGATTGGTGCAGCAGCCCTTGCTTACCAGTTCCTTTTATATCCGATACTTGGGTGGGCATGGAAGTGGCTACAGGCTATGAGTTACGTTCCTGCTGAAATGTCTCCTCCTCCGCTACTAGATGCTGAACAACTGTGGGTCATGTTGTCTGGAATCTTGGGTATAGCGGGGATGAGAACATTTGAGAAACAAAAGGGTGTAGCTTCTAAATAGCTTTCATTACTCTCTGGTTTCTGCCAAACCTTCCTCGTTTGACACCAGTAACCTCAATAAATCCCTTGTCTAGCAAAGCACGATACCTTGCTGTGATTGACGAATATGGGTACTGCGGGAACATACCAAGGATGTCATCAGATATACACCCCTCTGGGAAGCCTTTAATAGCCTCGTAGACCATTTTCTCTAGCTTGGTGCTGTCTACTAAGTTAGCTGCCTCGTGGCTCGTTGCAGGGTCTTCTTTGCGTACCAACTTAAACGCTGGTGAACCAAAGAATCTCTCCATTGATTGCTTCATGTTGCCAAAAATATCATTCATCATTTTCTCCTTGAGGTGAGGGGAAGACTGCTCGTCTGCAAGCTAGGAAAATCCTTTGCACAGCCCTCCCCCCGTTAACTTAAAATGGCAGGTCTAAATCGTCTTCTTGTTTAGCCTTCTTAGGCTTGTTTAAAGAAGCATCAGCGTTCTTGTTCTTGATAGACAAAGACATAAACTTCTGTCCGTCCTTGCTTAGTTTAATCCAAGCAGATAGCCAATACTCTACACCCTCTACGTTTACAGACCCTTTGTAGTCTGGAAACTTAGCATCGTCTTTGCGGTCATTCTTAAAGAGTGAACCTCTATTTGTATTATCGTATTCCATATTTATCCTTTAGCGTTCTTTAACGCACTTCTTACTTTACTAGGAAGCAAAGTCCATAGAGCAACTTTTTGTTGGTCGTCTAAGTTCTCTGCTTCCAACTTAACCCAAGCTACTTTTGGGTCACCTTGCTCACAGGTAGCAATTAAATCAACTGCTAACTCTCTGAGATAGTTCTGTTCATCCTCTGGGATGGTATCCATTGCACCCTGAGTAGGCGTGATGATAATCTTTTCTTCCTTAGTAGGGGCAGAGGAATCCAGAGCATCATGCTCAACGATTTCCATTGCTGTCATCCAGAGATACCTACGCTGGTATGTCTCTACTGCACCAAGGTTCTGGATAGCGTGTGCGCCCTTTAGATTAGCCTCTACCATTGGTGAGCTAATAACGATGTGTGTGCCATCGTCTACGTCAGTAATTGTGAGGTCTGCATAGTCCTTGGTGTAGGAGATAACTCCGCACAATCCTTGGCTATGGAAAATCTCGTTAATCTGTGGGAGAAAGTCACCCAACTCAAAGTAGTAGTAATTACTAAACTTGTTGTGACCAGACTTCTTGAGTGCCATTTGTTGCAAGAACATTCTTGCTTGCATTAACTTCTTGTGTACCATCTTAATTTCCTTTAGTTAAATATTCTTCAATCATTGCTTCTTTGTCTTCATCGTATAAATCCTCGAAAGGTACGAAGTGATTTTCTCCACAGCATGAGCCAGATGTTTTAGGCTCAGTACAGTAACAGCAGTAGTCACCATGCGACAAGTCTTGAATAGCATCTTGTCTGGTAATCATTGGATTCTTTCGATAGGCTTTGCTACAAGCCATTTGTCACCCAACTGGCGTACTGACTTCACCCATTGCTTTTGGTAGCTTCTAATGACCTCTGGGGGGGCATCGTAGGTGCGGAATATCTTGCGGACATGGATTAGGTAGTGTGTGTTCATTAGCCTCTCCAAGCCAGTAATACACCAATGCCGCCAAAGATAACGATGGCTAACACATACTCAACTAGCGTCTGAATAATCTTACTTTTCATTTTGAACCCCACTTTGCTGCTCGTGCATATAAGTTTTCTAAGACTAAACAATAGTAGTCAGCCATTGAATCATTTTGTGCTTTTACATAAGCATCAAACTTTTTTTCAACATAACTAAACGCATGAGTTGGGCCATGCTCAACAAGCATTTCTTTAGCAAAGTCATTGATTGGCTTTAAATTTTTCATCTTGATTTCCTTAATTACCCACTTACGTTTTGTTATGGGCTGAGTGCAGTATAGCAAACTAAACAGGCAGTTCAACAACTATTTTCTAGGTATTTTCCATAAGTAAACATTTTGTTGATTTTGCTATACTAGGGAATGGACAAACAAACCGCTATCACACTTGCTGGCTCACAGAGTGAGCTTGCTCGCATCCTTGGTATAAAAAGGGCTGCTGTTTGGCATTGGAAGAAAATTCCCTTATTACGCATTTATCAACTAAAAGAACTCAGACCAGAGTGGTTCAAATGACACAAGAAGCAGTTATCAGAGTATTACAAAACGGCCCACTTACATCTTACCAAATGGAAAATCTAACAGGAATACCCAGAACTTCTATTGTGGCTGCTTGCAAAAAGCTACACCACAAGAAGCAACTTACCTATGAAAAGATTAGGAGTGGGCGTTCTTGGATTTCTAGGTACACGCTAGAGCCACACATGATTGAGTCCACAAAAGCCGCCAATGATGAGCCTTATGACAAGTTTAATCCCTTTGACATTCGCAATGCGGTAGGTATTTTTACCAAAGCTGAGTATGCGGTGATGAATAGCCAAGCTAGAAGGTTGTTCAATGGAAATCCTAATTTCACCAAAGAAATTACCAATAATCAATTTATCTGATATAGTGTTTTGAAGCATGGATAGGAATGGATTGATCCCCGTTCCGAAAAGAGAGCCTCCCCTCCTTCCATTGTTTCTTTTTGTAAGAGGGAGGACAGAGCGAGGAAAAAATTATGCTTTTACAGCCGAAAAACTGGGCTATCTTTCAGCACTACAAAGATCGTTGCCCACCTTGGATAAAACTTCATCGTGATCTGTTAAACGACAGGTCTTATATGCGCTTGCCTATTGCTAGCAAAGCGATAGCACCTATGCTTTGGTTGCTAGCAAGTGAGTCAAAAGATGGTGTTTTTGATGGCTCACTAGATGAGCTAGTCTTTCGTCTACACATCACCCCCAAAGAATACCAAGATGGAGTTAAGCCGTTGATTGATAACGACTTTTTCATACTTGTTAGCGGAGTGCTAGCAGAACGCAAGCAAGTTGCTATCCCAGAGACAGAGACAGAGACAGAGACAGAGACAGAGACAGAGACAAAGAAGAAAGCAACTAGCGTTGCACCGCCTGAAGGCGTTTCTAATTCTGTTTGGCAAGAATTCAAAACTTTGAGGAAAGCCAAGAGAGCACCGATAACCCAGAGAGCCATTGATGCAATTTCAAGCGAAGCGAAAAAGATTGGTTGGTCGCTAGAGAAAGCCTTGGAAGAATGTGTAGTTCGTGGTTGGCAAGCATTCAAAGCAGATTGGGTCGTCAAACCAAACCCCGCAGATATTGTTAGGCTCACAGTTCCTTCAAAGAATGAGCCTGATGCCGCTTTGGAAAAGATCAAAGCTGATGACCTGAAAGCCGCACCCATACCATTTGAGGTATTGGCAAAGATGGCAGAGTTGCGGAGAAAAGCATGAAAGTGTTGCCAATAAACAACTTTGAAGTTGAGCCTTGGTTGCTTGAAAAACACTATGCCAAGCGGATGCCACAAATAATGTTTGCGTTTGGGCTTTACAAGGATGACATTCTGGTTGGTGTAGTCACCTATGGGATTCCCGCCTCACCACCACTTTGCATGGGAATCTGTGGCAAAGAATATTCAGACAAAGTTTTAGAGCTAAACCGAGTCTGTTTGTTGGACAACCACAAAAACGAAGCATCATTCTTGGTTGCGAACTCAATCAAGTTATTGCCAAAACCAATGATTGTGGTTTCTTTTGCCGACACAAGCAAAGGTCATGTTGGCTATGTTTATCAAGCTACCAATTTTCTCTACACGGGTTTATCAGCAAATAGAATTGATTGGACAATCAAAGGACAAGAGCATAAACACGCCAAAACCATTGGTGATGGCCTGACCTTATCCGAGATAAAAGAGCTTCATGGCGATGACTTTTACTATGTCGAACGATCTAGGAAGCATCGTTACATCATCTTTCACGGGTCAAAGACTGATAAAAAAGTCATGCGATCAAAGCTGAAATACGAAGTTATGCCGTATCCGAAAGGCGATTCACAGAGATATGACTCTGGAACAACTGTAAAAACCCAACAACTTTTATTTGTATGAACTACTTTCAAGCTATGAGACTGCTAGACAGAGTAAAAGATGGTGTTCCGATCCCTTTGCGCCTCATTACTGAAGCGTTAATTCTTACTGGCGACTTGGATGAGTAGATACCAATGGTATACAGCAGAAAAAACATATCCAATGCGGGTGACAGAGTAATCCTAGAGCAAGCAGAAGCCAGAGAGCTGTATCGGAATTGGGAGTGGGGAAAGAATCGTGACCTTATCAGGGCGAGACTTGAGAGAGCCGAGCGAATTTATGGCACTGGTGCAAGAGATCGCATAAGGGAATACATGAACCGAATCAAAGATGGGACATTACTATGAGGAGAGCCGCCCGTGTTGATGCTAACCAAGAGCAGATAGTTTCTGCCTTGCGTGGCGCAGGTGCATACGTCTGGATAATTTCATTACCAGTTGACCTTTTGGTTGGCTACAAGGGTCACACCTTTCTGGTAGAGATTAAAAGTACCTCTAAAAAGCGTTTAACGAAGCTACAAGCAGACTTTTTCGAGAATTGGTCGGGGAGTACCTTGGCAAGAATAGATTGCCCAGAGGCCGCACTTAGGATGATTGGAGTAGTCAAGTGATTATCCATCTGTCAAACACAGAACAGGCGAAAACCAGTATTCGCCACAATTGGGAAAAGATAACCAAGGCTTTGGACTCAGGCAAACATCTGACGATGGAGATAAAGCTGGCAAGCAAAACTCGTGAGCAAGAGGAAAAATACCATGCAATGATTAACGACATTGCCAAGCAAGCACAGCATTTAGGGGCTAAGTGGTCTTCCGAGGATTGGAAACGCTTGTTGGTTGACCAGTTTATGCGTGATGCTGGTGACTCTGGCGGTAAGGTAATTCCTAACCTTGATGGCACAGGGATTGTCCAGTTAGGGTTTCAGACTCGTAAGTTCACCAAAGAGCAAGCAAGCGAATTCGTAGAGTGGCTTTACTCATGGGTTGCAGAAAACGGAATAGATTGCAACTTATAGGTATAAACACTTAGATATATTTTTAAACAAACTGTTGAGAAAACTATACAATGACACCAGCCCAAGCAATTCGCAAGGGTACTTTTAAGGACTACAAAATGAAATACGAATTTGACACAACAACTGGTGAAGGCTCTGTAATCGTTACTGTCGTTATGGAATACGAGCGTGACGAAGAAGGTACTTACAACGAGAACATTGATGAAGTCTGGTTTGAGGGACGTAACGTCATGGGCATCTTTACTGATGCACAATTTAAAGAGTTAGAGATTGAAGGCTGTATGCGTCTTGCAAAACACATCTTGGAACAGGCAGACGAAGCCAAGATAGCAGCTTACGAAGGTTGATATGACCAATGACGAAATCAGAGAATTGGCGCAAGAAGCTGGTTTTAGATGGGGATTTATCAAAGCAGAGGGTCTTATGGATGGAATGATAGACTTTGCCAAGCTAGTAGCACAGCATGAGCGTGAGGCGTGTGCTAAGTTATTGGAAGACACCGCAGATGGTGCAAAAAAAGTAGACCCCAAAGGGTTTGTTTGGCAAGCCATTCAAAAAAGTGCTGAGTTCATCCGAGCAAGGGGACAAGCATGACTGATTGGACTAAAGAGGAAGACGAAGCATTTAATGCTGTTGAGCAACAAGGCAAACATATCATAAAAGATATGGGTCAGCCCTATCATTTTGATACCTATGTCTCACCCTCTCAAAGAAACTTTGTTCTTGAGGAGGTAGCTAAAGAGTTTGACAAGATGAAAGCCTTTGGCGACACAGCGCAGAGTTTTGCTACTTTTGTCCGAGACATGAAGCATGAATAACAAATTATGATAATTACAAGAAAACAGGCACTTGCACAGGGTTTAAAGCATTACTTCACTGGCGTGCCCTGCAAGAATGGGCATATAAGTTATCGCACTACGTCTGATTACTTATGTTCCGAGTGCAATAAAGCAAACACTGAGAGATACAATTTATTAAATAGAAAGCAGTATCTTGAAAGCAAAAAGGCTTCTTACAACAAATTGCAGTCAAAGCATTTGGTATATGCAAAACAGCACAGGAAAAATAATCCTGCGCTTGGGGTTGCGTTAAACGTCAAGTACAGGGCGACTAAGTTGAAACGTACACCTTCATGGGCAAATCATTTTGAAATCAAGATGTTTTATGATGTAGCCAAGGTTCTAAGTCGTGGTGGTGTTTTGTTTCATGTTGACCATATCATCCCATTAAGTGGAAAAGAGGTTAGCGGGCTTCATGTGGAAGATAATTTACAAATTTTGCCTTGGTATAAAAATCTTAAAAAATCCTCAAAATTTATGGATAAACATGAACAACAGACCTAACAACAGGGAACGACTCCACTTGGCAAAGATTAAAGAAATGCCTTGTGGGGTCTGCAATGCTTCTCCTCCAAGCGATGCACATCATATTGTCCAACATAACCAATACTTATGTATTCCTTTATGCAAGGATTGTCATCAAGGGCCACACAATGGCATACATGGGTCAGCTAGGTTGTGGTCGGTGATGAAGTTAGACGAGATGAGTGTTTTGAATCAAACGCTTGCAAATCTTTTGAGATAGCGCACAATGGACGCACTCAGTTGCCATTGAGACTTTAGAGGGACTTGTTCCCTCTTTTTTTTTATGAGATAATAAATAAACTCCAAGGGACACTTATGTCTGGATTATTAGAACCATCCGTAAAAATTGAGATTGAGATACAAAGCCAAGAGAAAAAAGGCGAAGCGTGTCCAGTTGCCACAGGTGACGTAGAAGTCAATCTTGAGTGTCGTCAGAAAGCCATTGATAAGGCGAACTATGGCCCAATGAACCCTAACGAAGCAAACGCTGGATACTGGCGTGAAATCTCAAAGGCTTGGAGAAACTCTCCAGAACAGGCTAAAAAGTCTCGTTGCGGTAACTGCGCTGCTTTCATTCAAACCCCTAAGATGCTTGCTTGCATTGAATCAGGCTTAGAGATGGGCGACAACGAGATGGGCGCATGGGAAGTCATTGATGCTGGTGACTTAGGTTATTGCGAAGTGTTTGATTTTAAGTGTGCTTCCAAGAGGACTTGTGAGGCATGGATTAGTGGCGGGCCAATAACTGAGGAGAAAAATCTTGGGAACGACAAATCAACAAGCGGTCGAGATGATGCAGAAGTATATGCAGAAGAAGACTAAACCCATGCCTGTCCGTGGAGAGCGTACAGCTAAAAACGTACAGAAAAAGGCTAAAAAATGATGGGCTTGTACGCAAATATCGCTGCGAAGAAGAAACGCATCGAATCACAAAAGGCTGCTGGCAAGACCCCAGAGCGTATGCGTAAGGTAGGTAGCAAGGGTGCGCCTACTGCTGATGCTTTTAAACAAGCAGCTAAGACTGCTAAAAAGAAGTGATTAAGCGTGGGTCAGAGCAGTTTTCTGGCTATAACAAGCCCAAAGCTACTCCTAGCCATCCCACTAAGTCTCATGCTGTTTTAGCTAAGAGTGGTGAGGATGTGAAACTCATCCGCTTTGGTCAACAAGGGGCTAAAGGCTCACCTGATGGCACGAAGCGTAACGAAGCGTTCAAGGCTCGGCACGCAGAGAATATTGCCAAGGGTAAGATGAGTGCAGCGTATTGGGCTAACAAGGTTAAATGGTGATGTAATGGACAAAGAATACCTAAAGCAACTTTTGGGCTTGCTAGAGTCTGGTGCGACTTTAGGTACAGGTGCTGTCGCTGGTGTAGTTGGTATGCCCTATGGTTTGTTTAAGGGCATGACAAGTGGCAAATATGGCACACCAGAAGCCCCTCGGATTGCTGCCAGAGAAGCGCAGCAGTTTATGGAACGTAACACCTATCAGCCAAGAGGCGAACAAGGTCAGGAGAATTTGCGTCAAATAGCTAGTCTGCTTGAAGCATCTAAATTGCCTCCTGTTATGCCAGAACTATCTTTGTTGGGTTCTATTCCAAAACAAGCATACGCTGCTCAAGCTGAACGAGCTGGAAGGGCTACTGAACGAGCATTAGAGCCAGTTGTTAGAAAGGCTCTTGAAGGCGGTGGGTTACCTGCTGAGATGGTTATGGCAATGGGTACTAACACACAAAGCAATGTCTATCGCAAAACAACCCCCAAAAAACCTGACCCTGCTGTTGGCACAAGGTTTGAACGTGAATTCATGGGTGGTCTGCTAGACAAAAATCCACTTAAGCTAGAAGACTATGAAGGTTCTAGCGTAATGATTATGCCTTGGGATAGCACTAGTAGGAACTATAAAATTCTTGGCATCTCTGATGAAGAATTAAAAAATCCAGTTATCACGCATGGTGGACAGGACTACGCTAGAGACATAGCGCATTCTGAGCAAGGCATTGTTGGCGCATCTGGTAAAAGCATTGCAAAGCGTATTCGTGATAGAGATAAAATGGCTAGGATGGAAAACCTAGAGGCTGGTGGTACAGGTGAGATTCTGCACCTACCAGTTACGATGGGTGCTGGTTCTGAGAACTTCTCTGCTATGCCTGTCGAAGTTTTAATGAACTTTGCAGACAGAGCCAACCTTTCGTCAGCAAAAATTAAAGAGTTTGATGATAGCATCAGAAACTTTAAAGTTCCCAAAGGTACTGGAGAAAAGCGTAAGATAACTTATCCGTTCCAAGACTTCAAAGGCATCATGTCCGAAGAAGGTAGGGCGCAAATGTATTCTGGCGAAGGTATTAACTCTACAGCAGGTGAACTGCGTAAAGCTATCACAGACAGGTTCTATCTAAAAGAAAACCAAATGAAGTTTGGCTTTAATGCAGAAGACGTTAGTGCAGCATTAACAGACCCTGCGTTAGTTGGTGTACCCAAAGGCTATGTAGGTAACACAGTCATTTTGTCTGCGCCAGATGGCATGAACATTCGCCCCTCTGCAAACAGAACGTACAATACAGACTTCACAGGTCAATACGAAGGCACACTTGGTCAGAATCTACCAGTTGAGGTATTGATGGCTGAGAAGTTTGGTCTGCTAAACGATGCGTTTGCTGGTAAGACAGGCGACATCAGAAACATGGTTCTTGGCGCACTTGAAAAGCGCAAAGAGGGTGTATCTCAAATAGTAGACCAGCCAATGATTGAACGCTACTACAAGTACCTAGCAGACCAAAAGAGCAAAGGTCTACTCGACTGACTCGTAGATACTGAGAAGCATTGATTCTATGTTGCGCTTTGCATCTTCCAGAAGAATAGATAAGTCATCATTAGATAACTTCATGGCTTCTTCATCAAGGTCAATGTTTAGGACGCTTGGACTTGGTCTGTCTATGATGACTTTCATATTTACCTTTGTAGACAATATTGAACTATAATTATCTCACATTATTCTTTGTATAGCAACCTTGACCAACCCTAGAGGAGTCAAACAAAATGATTGAAAAACAATCAAACATTTCATATCGTGGTGGTGCACGAGAAGGCGCAGGAAGACCAAAGGGAAGTCTTGATAAGGGCAATGCTGTTCTTAGAGAGATGATACTGGAGGCACTAGAGGGCGCAGGTGGCGTTGCTTATCTCGTAGAGAAGGCAGAGACACACCCACAGGCTTTCATGGGACTAATCGGTAGGGTCTTACCACTCCAAGTAACTGGAGAAGAAGGTAAAGACATTCAGATAAGCGTCCAATGGCAGAAGTAATCGAGATAGCCTACAAACCCAGAGAACAACAACTTGCTATCCATGAACTGATGGACAGTAAGCGTTTTGGCGTTGTTGTTGCTCACAGGCGCATGGGTAAGACAGTCTCTGCGATTAACCACTTAATCAAGGATGCTCTGCTCAACCAAAAGGAAGCCCCTAGATACGCTTATATAGCCCCTACCTACGGACAAGCCAAGCGAGTGGCATGGGACTACCTTGTGAAGTATGCAGAGCCTCTGGGCGGTACTAGCAATATCTCAGAACTTAGGGTGGACTTCTGGGGTAGGCGCATCCAGTTGTTTGGCTCAGACAATCCAGAAACACTCCGTGGTCAATACTTTGATGGGGTCATTCTTGATGAAATTGGTGACCAAAACCCTAAGATATGGACAGACGTATGTAGACCAAGTTTGGTAGACAGACAGGGCTGGTGCTTATTCATTGGTACACCAAAGGGACACAACCACTTCAAAGAACTGCGAGACAGGGCTAAAACAGAGGATGGATGGGGCTTGCTAGAGTTTAAAGCCTCAGAGACAGGGGTGGTGGATGATGTAGAACTGAAGGCTGCTAAGAATGAGATGGGTGAGGATAAGTATCGCCAAGAGTTTGAGTGTAGCTTTGACGCTGCTGTAGAGGGTTCTTACTATGGGCAAATCCTCAACGAGTTAGAAGAAAAGAAGCACATGCAAGAGATTCCCAGAGAGGAACTAAGCAGAACTTTTACCGCTTGGGACTTGGGTATGGGTGACTCTACGTCTATCTGGGTGGCTCAGTTGGTGGGTACTGAGGTGCGCCTAATTGACTATTACGAGAATCATGGGGTAGGTTTAGACCACTACGTTAAGTGGATTAAGGACAACGATTATCTCAAAGCAGAGCATATTCTTCCCCATGACGTTAGGGTCAGGGAACTTGGAACTGGTAAGAGCCGAATGGAAATGCTTGAGGAATCAGGACTAGAGGTCAAGATAGCCCCAAGGATGGGACTAGATGATGGCATCCAAGCGGTAAGGCGACTATTGCCAAGGTGCTGGTTTAACGTACCAAAAGTACAGATTGGCTTAAATTGTCTAAGAAACTACCGCAGAGACTACGATGAGAAGCGCAAGATATTCTATGAAAGACCACTACATGATTGGTCAAGTCATGGCTCTGATTCTTTCCGTTACTTAGCCCTTGGATTGGATGAAGGACATTCAACATGGTCTAAGCCTATTAACCAAACTCCGAAATGGATTGTGTAATGTACGTACAAATGCAGGGTGTAAATCTGGCACCTAAAGTAAAAGAACTTGAAAAGCGTATCGAAATGCTTGAAAATGTGGTAAATGAGTTAAAATTGGATAAACCCCGAATTGGAAGACCTCCAAAGGTAGCTAATGAGCCAAAACAAGATATGCGGAGTTTATAAGATTACCCACATAGGTAGTGGTAAGTCTTACATTGGCATTTCTAAAAATATCTATCACAGATGGGTTCAACATAAATCTTGGGTAAATACTAAGAACAGACGCAGTGCTATCTATGCTGCAATGCAAAAATATGGCATTGATGCGTTTACTTGGCAAGTTATAGAAGAATGTGATGTTGACTCTTTAGAGGCTAGAGAGCGTCATTGGATAGTTGTTTTTGAT